GACTTTAAAAAGATTATTACTATAAAGCATATCAATTAAAATTCAGTCAGTTTAATTTGTAATACTAAATAAATATTTTGTATATTTGAATAATGAAAAAAGGATTTAAACAGTTAGGGCAAAGCAAAAGTAAAAAGCAAGCTATTAAAGATATAAGCGAGGAAGGACGTAATTACGTTACACGAGAAGCAGAAGTATTAAAAGCTTGTAAGTTTATTCAAACTGTTTTAACAATTGATATAAGTAAACTATGAGATACATAAGGCAAATAAAGTTTTACATACTAAATAAGCTATTTAGAATTAATCTAAACAAAGAATATAAGACTTATACAATTTATCATATAGATGGGTCTAATTCAATAATAGATAATAAATTATTTAATATATTTAAAGAAGGTATTATAGAAAACCTTTACAATAAGTATAAATGTTATATTGAAGTAACTAATTTTAGTAAAACAGAACAGGAGTTAATTGATAACGGATTGTTAGTAGCACAATTAGAACCAGCTTTAGAATTAATAGAAAGCTTTGGAACTGATACTAAAACTATTATAGAGATAGTTAAAAATATTGATAAGGAATTTAAAAAACCTATACTTGAAAAACAAGTGTAGTATAAAAGTAAAGTAATGGGTGTAAGTGAAAAAATGAAAGGTAACACTAATGCTGAGAAATGGACTTTAGAAGAAGCTAATGATTTTTGCAATAAAGTTTTAGAAGTATTAGAAACAAATAAAAAGATTAGAACTTTGGGTGGCGCTTGTTTAAAAGCTGGAGGTTATGAACAATTAATAAACTATTTAGAAGATAAATTCAATACTGTTTTTGTATCAATAAAAAAGAGTCGTGAAATTGTTAAAGAAAGACTAATTGAACAGGGATTAGACGGAGATGCAAATCCAACTATGGCGATATTCATTTTAAAGAATAATCATAACATGACAGATAAGCAACAAACAGACGTAACTACAAATGGAAAAGACGTTAATACATCTCCTATTATAAACTTTATTGATACAGATATTGAGGAAGAAACTGAATAAATGAATATTGATTTTTCAAAAAAGTACCAGCCATTATTTCAGATATTGCAAGGTAAGCATCCAGAAGTTGACACTGTTATTTTAACAGGTGGACGTGGTTCTGCTAAGTCTTTTGTAATATCTGTTTTATCTTTAATAGCATTAGTAGAGTATGGATGGAACGTATTATACACAAGATTTACAAACGTTTCTATAATAGATTCTATTAAACCAGAAGTTGACGATAAAATAGATTTGTTAAATTATGGTAGTAAGGTTAATTCAAATAATACACATATTGAAAGTAAAGGTAGTAGAATAGCTTTTAAAGGAATTAAAACAGGTTCTAAGAAACAAACAGCAAATCTAAAGTCTTTATTTGGGTTTAATTGTTTTATAGTAGATGAAGCAGAAGAACTACCAGATTATGATACCTATGAGAAAGTGTTTTTATCTATTAGAAGTAAAGACAAACGAAATTTAACTATATTAATTCTAAACTCAGCTTCTGTGCATCATTGGATATACAGGACTTTCTTTTTAAATAGAGGTATAGAGGGCGGAAGCAACACTATAAAAGGGAATGTTTGCTATATTCACACGTCGTATTTAGACGTTAAAAAAGAATACTTAGCTAAAAATGTCGTTTCTTATTACGAAACATTAAAGATTGAAAACCCTAAGAAATATGAACATGTTGTAATGGGTGGTTGGACAGAAGCAGTTGAGGGTCGTATATTTAATAATTGGAAACAAATTGAATTTGTAGATTATCTTAAATTGCCATTTAAAGAAGTTTACGCAGTGGATTGGGGAAAAAATCATGGTTTCGGTATAGTTAAGGGGAAATTTGACCAATATAAAAACAACTTTTATGTACACGAACTTAACTGGAAGTCAGAGAATGAATTATTAGCAGATTTAGATAGTACAGAAAGAGAGCGTATTAATTCAATTGCTGGTGGTATTATAATATATACGCTTACAAAATTGGGTATTCCTAAAGACGCTATTTTAGTTTGTGATTCTGCTGTTCCAGATAATATTATTTTATTACGTTCGCATGGATGGGAGTATGCTTATGGAATAGATAAGCCTAAAGGGTCTGTTATGGCTGGTATATCATTATTACATAATACAAATGTTTTTTATACTTCATGTAGCAAAGGAATAGATTATGAGTTTAGGAATTATAGTTACGCAAATGATAGGTTAGGGATAGTAGATGATGAAGTAATAAAACTTAATGATGATTTAATAGACCCTATAAGATATTTAAGGAGACACTTTAGTAGAGATAATTAAAATAATTTAAAAGTTTTTTACTATTTTTATTCAGTTTAAATAAAAAAGATTATATTTGTATTAATTAAATAGGTTTAGTGTAGTGATTACAGCGAACAAAAAACAAACTTTAAGGCAACAAACCACGTAATTAACTTTACGTGGCTTTGCTATTTATAACAATATGGCATTTAATTTCAATATAAGTATAGGAAACAACAAACTACCTAACAACGTAGAGCGCAACTCTGATGGTTCATGGTGGTATGGCTTTAAAGACTTTTTTAGCAAATCTTCTGTTAATAAATTTGAAAGTGAAGAAAGTAAACTTAATGCAGTTTTATACAATCCTGCTGTATTAAAAGTTATTAGTTATAGAGCTGATATTTACAGTCAAGTAAAGTTTAACTTATTTAGTAATGACAAAGAAAAAGAGAAGGACTTTTTATATTCTTACAAGAAGCAGCCGAACCCTTACCAAAGTTGGACTGACTTTCACTGGGATGTTTCTTTTTGGCGTGATTTAGGTAAAGCATACATTTATATGCAAAATGATGTTTGGTATTGTTTAAACACTTGTGGAGTAGAATTAAGTAAAGAACAAAAGAAGTCGTTTACTTCACTAGCTTTTTCAGAACAAACTAAAAAAAGTGCTTTAAAAGGAACGTTTAAATATAAGAATGGAGATGTAGAACAAAAATTAGAACTATCTAATCTTCATGTATTAACAGATTTAAGCAATTCAGTTAGTGGCAATTGGTTAGATGGTAATTCTCGTTTAGATTCATTATACCAAGTTGTTAAAAATAGTGAGCTTAGTCTAACGGCTAAGAATAAGAGCTTATTTTTTACTACTAAATTTATGGTAAGCGGCGAACATGACAGTAATAATATTTCTTCTAGACCAATGGGCGATGCTGAACAAAACAGTATATCAAACAGTTTAAAAGGTTCTAAAGATATATTTGCGACTCCTAGCAAAGTAACAGTTAATCAATTAGTTTCTAATCTATCAAGTCTTAAACTAGACGAAAGCTATTTAGCTGATTTAGCAGTAATTGCTAATATGTACGGAATGGATAAGGATATTTTAAGCATATCTACTAAAGGCTCAACTTATGAGAATAAAGAAAAAGCAATAGGCTCGTTTATAGATTATTCAATGATGCCAAAGGTAGTGCAACATTCAGACCTTTACGAAAATGTATTAGGTTTAGAAGATGTTAGGGGTTCATTTAAACACTTACCGTTTAATTCTATATTTGAAGCTGATAAGATAGCTAATAAGCTAATTGAAATACAAGCATTAAAGATTGCATCAGAGTTAGGAATGGACGTTACAGAACAACTTAAAAGGATTTACGATGGATATTAAAAATAAAACTAAGCAAGATTTAGAGTTTTCTATTCTTGATTTAACCCAAGAAATAGTAATTTATAGAAAAATATTAGATTCAAAGATAAAATATAAATCGGAACAACAAAAAGCATTAGATACTATTAACAGTGTTGTGTTTTGCGAAGAAGAAATACATAGGGATGGAAGCGTTTATAAATACAAACCGTCTTTTCCTAATAATAGACATAATAAATCATATTTTAAAAGACTTATAGAATGGATATTAAAGAAATAGATAAAGCATTAACTAAAGAGAATATTTCTCCAGAGTTAAAAAAACAGTTAGAACTTAGATTAAAAGCATTAAAGAATAATAAAGATATATTAAAATGATAAAATGCAATGTTTTAAATAAAGAGTTTGCAACTAAAGACGAAATGTTTGCAGAGTTAAGAAAATCAAAAAAGCAATTGATTGATTTTAAAACTTCACAAATATATAAGAGTTGTGAAAAAGATAATAGTATTTATGCGCGCCCTATTGATGTATCTAAGTACTCGGAAACTAATAAAGGTATTCAAGGAGATGAAAACTTTTACTATGTAGCGGTTAATTCAACTGGTATTTTAGATAGTCATGGAGATTTGCACGTCAAAGGAATTTGGAACAAGTCAATAAAAGAACAACAAGGTAAAAACTATTTAGTACTAGACCATAAAATGGAGGTTGCTAATACAGTAGTAAAAAAAGAATATATTAAAACTTTCGCAATGGAATTACCTTTTAATGTAGTCGGTAAAAACTATGAAGGCAATGGCGAGTTTTTAATTTATAAGTTCCCTAAAGATAAGGTTATTAATTCAATTGCTAAAGAATGGCTTGAAAGCGGTGACGCAATAGAAAGTTCTGTAAGGATGCAATACGTTAAGGTTAACCTTGCAATGAATAGCACTAATAAGGAAGACTCAGAAGAAAAAGCAACTTATGATAATAACATTGATTTAGTAGCTAATAAGTCAGACTTTGAAGAAATAGACTACTTTTTTGTAGTTAAAGAAGCAGCTAACAGGGGAGAAAGTAGTTTAGTTTTAGCTGGTAGTAACCATGTTACAGGAGTTATAGAGATTGAAGAAAAGCAAGAGCCGCTGAAAAGCACTATTGATAACGAGCCGTCAGAAGACACTCAACCGAAAACAAGAAGAAAAAGTATAATTTAAAACAAAAACAAATGTTTGAAAAGAAAACAATCGAGGAGTTAGAAAAAATGACTCCTGCAGAATTACAAGTTTACAAAGACGCTGAGGCGGTAAACGCAAAAGAAGAAATGAATAAGGCTATTGCTGATGCTGTTTCAAAATCAAAACCAGAATTATCACCTGAATTAAAAGCTGAAATGGCTAAAGAGATTCAAAATCAATTATTAGACCAAGTGGTAAAAACACAAACAGAAAGTTACGAAGCTCAATTAAAATCTTTCTTAAAAGAGAATGAGGACAAAATTAAAAGTATCCATAATGCAGGAGCTGGAGCAGTTGAATTAACATTTAAAGCAGTTGCAGATATATCTACTGCTAATGGTGTTAATACTTTACCACCAAACATTACTGGAACACAACAAGCAGGTTTATCAAATGTTAATTTACGTGATTTTGACGTAACAATGTTAACTACTAATGTAAACACTTCTTTAGCTGCTTTTCCTTATACAGAAGCATTACCTAAAGATGGTGATTATACTTTTGTTGCTGAGGGAGCTATTAAACCACAAGTTGACTTTACGTGGGAAACTAATTACGCTAAGCCTGTAAAAGCTGCTGCATGGATTAAATTAACAGAAGAGTCGGTAAAAGACGTTGCTGGTTTAGAAAGCGTTGCACGTGATTTACTTGTTAAAAAACACAACATTAAAAAAGCTAAAGGTATTCTTTACGGTGATGGTATTTCTCCAAACCCAAAAGGAGCAACTACTTACGGTCGTGTTTTCTCTGCTGGTGCTTTAGCTTTAGGTGTTACTAATCCTAACTTTATGGACGTAGTTAACGCTGCTATTGTAGATATTGCAACAACTCACAACTATGAAGATGAAGTTCCTTACATGGCTAACTTAGTAATGGTTAACCCTAATGACTTCTATATTCAAATGGTTTCTGCTAAAGATGCAAATGGTTTACCATTATATCCACAGGCTAGTTTATTTAATCAAGTTGTTATTGGTGGAGTAACTATAAAACCAGAAGAAACTATTCCAGCTGGTAAGATTTTTGTTGCTGATATGTCTAAATATAACACAACTAATTATGTTCCTTATACTGTAAAAATTGGATGGGTAAACGATGATTTTATTAAAAATCAATTTGTTATCCTTGCAGAGTCAAGATTCCACGCTTTCGTTAAGAAATTAGACGAACAAGCATTTATCTACGATGATATTGCAACAATTAAAGCAGCTATTACAGCGGTATAATGAAAGTTAAGTTACTAAAAGATTGGGCTGGTAATAAAAAATCAGCCTTAATTGAAATAAATGACGAAGCCGTATTAAGTAAAGGATTTGAGATAGGTCTTTTTGAAAAAGAAGTAACAGAAGTAAAGAAAGCAAACAAAAAATAGATGTACTTAATAGACAAAACATATTTTATTAAAGAGTTAAATGTTCCGAATACAGAAGAACATAACGCAGATGCTTCTATTCAATTAGATATGTCTATTGATAGATATGCACGTCAATTATTACAGACTGTTTTAGGTGCTGCTTTATTCACTGAATTAGATTCTAACATCACAGATGGGGAGCTTGAATTACTAGCTCCTCAAAAGTGGTTAGATTTGGTAAACGGTGTTACTTATACTTTAGACGGTAAAAGTTATGTTTGGCAAGGTTTAAGATTTGAGCAAGGGCTTTATAAAGTTTCTATTTTAGCAGATTACGTGTATTTAAACCATTATAGTCAAGATATTAATACAATGTTAGGGCAAGTTGTATTGAACGCTAAAAACAGTGTTAATGTAAGTGATGTTCCGCATTTAACTGATATTTGGAACGGTTTTATATTAAAGTATCAAGGTACGTCAAATAGTCAACCAAAACAATACTTTCACAATGGGGTTTTGTTTACTGATTATTACGGTTTTGATAGTAATGGATATGTAAGTTTGTTACAATTCTTAACAGATAACAAAGAAGTTTATGATGGGTTTACAGCTCCAGAATTAGCTTTTAAAAATCAGTTCGGAATATGATTATAGGAATGGCATTAAAACAGTTGTTTAAAGATAAAACTATTAAAGTAGGTTTAGATGATGTTACTGTACAGTTTCATTTTGGGGACCAAAAAGAACTTAATAGTTGGATAGCAAACAAAATGTTAAACAAGTCTCAGAAATATCCTTTAATTTGGTATGTAATTAATGCACCAGAGCCACAAGGAAACGGTAAGTTAAAAGTAGATAGTCAGTTAATATTATTTCAAGGAACTAACAGTCAAATGTTTAATGATAAACGATATGAAACAACTTATTTAAACTACTTAGAGCCTTTATATGACTTAGTTAACAAAACTTTAAATGAAAGCCGTTTTATCTCTTTGTTGCATAGTGGAAGACCAATAGGATACAAAGATGAGCCAAACTACGGAATAGATACAAACAACCCTAACAACAATGATAATGACTTCACAAAGTCAAGCATAAAAGGCAGTAAGTCTATAACAATTGATGTAGTAGATGCAAAGATTTTAAGAGTAAAAATGGAGATAACTCCAAAATGTATTATAATTTAAAACAAAAAGAAAAATGATAAAATTAAACGCCTTTGGGCAATGTTCTGAAGATATTATAGGAACAGGAATAGGAGAATGTCCGTTTACTTCATACGGAGATTTAGTAGGATTAGGACTATTAAAGAAGGGTACAAAGTTAGATGTTGTTACAGATAGTTTTGACGAAACAGCATTTAGAACTTTAATTACTACTGGTAAATTACATCAAGTAATTAATTCTTATGCTTTTGAAGATACAACTCCAGAGAGTGAAAAGTCAACTTCTAGTACTGGACTAATGGAAAGCGTAAGAGCTGGTAAACCAATGTATAACTTTACTTTTAAGAAAGGTGCTGGTTTTCATAAAGCTGTTTACTCTTTAAAAGGACAAAACAGATGGGATGCAATGCTTTACTTCACAGAAGGTATTTTAGTGGCTCACAATGTAGCTAAGACTGAGATTAAAGGTTTTAGTGGGGGTATGTTTGATGTAGATTCTTATAAATTTACAGTAGGTGCTGAGACTGAATTTTCAAAAGCATCTTTACAACTTACAAGTGCTGAGGAATTTAACACAAGATTTACTTTCTTTCCTTACTCTGAATTAGGATTTAACGCTTTAGAGATTGACGGAGTAGTACAAACAGAAGTATTTAATTTAGTCGAACTTTCTAATGCAGACACAGAGGTTTTAGTTTCAATAAAAGACGCTAATAATACTTCAATTTCTTATGCTTCTTTATTTGATGCTGTTGGGGATTGGGAGGTTAAAAATAGTGGTGTTCCTATTGTTATTTCTGCTGTAGTTGTATCAGGCGATAATGTTTCTTTAACTATTCCAGCAGTTTCTACTGGTAATGTTATTTCTATTTCATTAAATGGAATAGTAGCAGATGATGAAATGAAGTATTACAAATCAAACACAATTGAAGTTATAGTAGGATAGTTTTAGTTTTTTTAGTTAATTGGGTAACGCCTCTCTCTTTTGGGAGGGGCTTTATTTTTTAAAATGATAAAGTATGAAAATATTAAATATAGATTTTAACGAAAGCGTTAAATGGAATGAAGAAATTGTTTTAGAAATGTTAAAGAAACATAATAAAACTAAAACAGAAAAGGAATTAAAAGCATTGATTAAAGCTTCTAAACTTATCAAATATGAATTATCAGAAACTATTACAAAGAGCACAAAAGGAAAAAAATCTAATTCCTCAGATAATAGGGACGCTGATAATATTCAATAGTGAGCAAATTGTAGAAGGCATTAGAAGACGTTGGTTATTTGGTAAAAGTTCTAATCAATCAAGCATAGGAGAATATAGAAGTTCAGAATATAAAGCTTTTAAAGTTGGAATAAACCCACGTGCTGGAGGGGATGTCGATTTAACATTAACAGGGGCTTTAGGTAATGGTCTTATTGTTAAGAAATCAGGAGATTTAAGATACGAAATAATATCTACTGATTGGAAATTTGGTAAAATATCAAAGAAATACGGAGTAGAACAGTTTAATTTGGATGAAAGGCAATTAGATGAGCTTTTAGACACATTATTTTATTTTGCTTTGGTTGAGTATTTAGATAACGTTTATTTAATTTAATATGGCTTGTATTACTTGTGGTTCACAATTTAGCAGTGATTTTAACGCCATTATTAAGAGAAAAAAAGAAGATTATGATAGAAATGGCACAGAATACTACGTTTTTAAAACGGATAATAACAAAACTTGGTCTTACACGAGAAAAGAATACTTTAGTCAACTCTATTCAAAAGGAAATATTAAAGAATATTACCATATTTCAGAGTTTAAAATCAGTTAATATTGAATTATGGAATGAAATAATAGAAACTGGAAACGTATTATTATTAGATGCTGAGTATTTTGAAGGCAAAAAATATAGTGAAAAAATAACTAAAGAAATAAACGAAACATATTTAAGGTTTTACGATGAATTTTTTATAAAACTTGACAATAAATTTGCTAAATCTTCACTAATTGAAACGCAAGAAAAAATATACTTATCAGCTAAGATATTAATACTAATTGATTGCGTAAATACATTGCGTTTAATACAACGAAACTATAAAAACATAGTAGAACCTATTAAAGCTGAAAATGACGTTTATAAAGCTGTTAAAACAATGTCTAAATACGTTCAGTTTAAGAACTTTAACTCTATTGAAGATAACATTTTAATAATTGAAAAGTTATTATCTTCAAATGAAACAACTTTTAAAAGAAAGTTTGGAGAAACTGAAATAGAACAAAAAGATGTTAAATATTCATTTGAGAAACAAGTAGTAGATGTAGAACAGATATTGGGACGCTCAATTCAAATAGAGAACGTAAATGTTTTAAAATGGATTGAGTACATAAACTTAGCTACACAAATAAGCAAACAAAGACAAGAAAATGGCAGAAGTAAAAAATAATGTTTTAGAATTAACCAGTGTAGTTACCAAACTAAACGTAGTTCTAAATGAAAATATAAAAAATCTTAATAGTGGGGCTTCTGCTGTAGAGAATTACAATAAAAAGTTTTCTACTATTCCGAGTGAGTATCAAAAAGCCTTAGTAGATATTAAAACTAAAACGGATAATGTTTCTAATTCAAATAAGAAATTAGAAAAAACATCTAGACAGTTAGAACAGCAATCTATTAAAGAAAGTAATGCTAGAAATGCTTTAAATAAGCAAAGAGAAAAAGCAATTGTGGAAATGGCTAAAGAAAATAGCGCGTATCTACAATTATCTAAGGCAGAAGCACAAGCCGCAAGAACTTTGCAGGATTTGATAGCGAAAGGAAGAACAGCAGACCAAACGCAAAAGCAATATAATGCAACTTTAAAGGTAGCGCAAAACAATTTCGACCAATTACGAGCTAAACTTATAATGGCTGATACCGCTACACAGCGTTTTAATAGAAATGTTGGTAATTACAAAAGCGCATTTTCTGGAATGGCTGGAGGTATTAGGCAATTAATGAGTGCCTTTGGTGTAATGGGTGGTATATTTATGTTTGCTCAGGTTATGCGGTCTGCTTTCAAAACAATTAAAGATTTTGACAAGGCTAATGCTGATTTAGCTGCTACAATGGGAAAAACACGTGCTCAAATTACAGCACTTACAAATGACCAAAAGAGATTGGGAGCTACTACTAAATTCACAGCTACAGAGGTTGCTGGATTACAAAAAGAATTTGCGAAGTTAGGTTTTAGCGAAAAGGAAATATTAAATTCTACTGAAGCTACTTTAGCTTTAGCATCCGCTGTAGATACTGATTTAGCTAATGCTGCAATGGTTGCTGGTTCTACTTTGAGAGGATTTGGTTTAGATGCTTCTGAAATGGGACGTGTTACTGACATAATGGCAATGTCATTTACTAAATCTGCTTTAGATATTGACAACTTTAAGGAATCAATGAAATATGTTGCACCTATTGCAAGCGCTACAGGTGTAAGTATAGAATTTACAACTGCTATGTTAGGAAAATTAGCAGATGCAGGTATTAAAGGGTCGCAAGCAGGTACTTCTTTAAGACGTATTTTAGCAGAAATGGCAAAAACAGGATTACCAACAGCGCAAGCTTTTGATAAGGTTGCAAAAAGCGGTATTTCTGTTAAGGATGCAATGGATGAAGTGGGTAGAACAGCTCAAACTTCATTATTAGTATTGAGTAAATCTAAAGATGGAGTTAATGAATTAGCTAAAGCATTTGAATATGCTGGTGGTTCAGCTCAAAAAATGGCTGATGAACAATTGAACTCTTTAGAGGGACAATTAACATTATTATCTTCTGCGTGGGATGGTTTAATATTATCTTTTAATAATGGAGATGGTGTTATAAGTAAAAGTTTAAGCGGATTAGTATCTTTACTAACAGAGGTTGTTGCTGGATTTACATTAATGAATGAAACTACAGCAGAAACTCAAAAAAGAATGAATAAAAGCTTATTTGACCATGCTAGCTTAGCAGAGACAAATATGCTCAATAATGAAATAAATACTTTATTAGAAGAAAGAGCAAGCATATTAAAAGAATTAGATTTATTAGAATCTAAGTTAAGTATAGATCAAAACAATGAAAAGATAAAAAGAAATATTGAGGCGACAAAAGTACAAATTTCAGTAATAGACCAATTAATAGATAAAGAAAAAGAACAATCAAAAGTATTAGCGGCTAGTTTTAAAACAGATATAACAAAAAGAATTATAGAATTAAAAGAACAAGTTAATGTTTTATCTGTTAGAAATAAGGAAATTAAATACAGTTTAGAATTTGATACGTTATCTGTAGCTAAACAAAGAGAGTTAAATTTTGAGTATAGCAAAAATATAAAATCTATAAATAAATTAAATGAATCTTTATCTTATAAAAATGGAGAATTACAAGCTGTAAATAAAATAATAAATAAAAACAATACAAGTACAAAAAAGAACTCTGAATTAGTTGATGACAATTCAAAAACTTTAAACAAAAACACAAAAGAAACTAAAGATAATGCTAAAGCAAAACAAGATGTTAGATTTGCTTTGCTTGGTTCTGTTGAGTGGTTTGAAAAATTAAAAAGTTCTTTGGAAACTGAACAAAAACAACTATCTACTAATTCTAAAAAATGGCAAGAGTATAAAGTCAAAATAGACCAAGTAGAAAAGTCAATAAAAGCAATAACAGACGCTACTAAAGAATTAGAAGGTGTTAATATAGATATAAATGATACAGCTGATGTAACTGATGCTGAAGGAGATAAACTAATACAAGCTGGAAAAGACTTTAGATTAATGCTAAAAGAATTTCAACAATCATTTATTACTGATTTTGCTGATAATTCTGGTTTTGGCAAGATGTTGGACATTTTGAATGGAGGTTTAGATAAATTTGAAGGAGATGCAAAAAGTACTGCTTTAGCCGTTTCTGAAGCATTTCAAGAAGCATTTAATACTATAGCTCAAGCTAGTCAAGCTAATTTTGACGCTGAATACTCAAGATTAGAAGCACAAAGAGATTTTAGTATAAGTTTTGCTGGAGATAGCGCAACAGCTAAAGAAGAAATTGAACGTCAATATAATGAACGTAAAAAAGCAATTCAAAGACGTGAAGCAGAGGCGCAAAAAAGATTAGCTATATTTAACGCTATTATTGATACGGCTCAGGCGGTTGTTGCAGCGTTACCAAATTATGGTTTAGCAATTGCTGTAGGTATTATTGGAGCTGCTCAAATTGCATTAATATCAAGTCAACCAGTACCACAATTCTATAAAGGTACTGATAACGCACCAGAGGGATGGGCATTAACACAAGAAAGAGGAGCTGAGGTTATCACAGATAAAAAAGGAAATGTTAAGACTTTAGGTAATAACAAAGGGGCGCAAATGACTTACTTAAATAAAGGTGATAAGGTTTATAAGTCGCACGATGACTACATAAATAAACAACTTTCTAAAAATGGTATTCAAGAAATGGGGTCTTACTTAAATTTACAACCAAAAGTAGAAGTAAATAATTCTTTCGATATGGACGGAATGAAGCAGGAATTCAGTAAATTAGCAAAAGTTATTAGTAATAAAGAGGGAGTTAACATTTCAATTGATGAAAATGGTTTTAACAAGAGAAAAGGTAACACTTCTTATATTAATAGCAGATTAACTCTAAAAAGTCAACAAGTATAATGGATTATAATTTTAAACATTATTTAGTATTTTCTTATGGTAAAGTTGAAGTATTCGAGCCTATTGGGTTCGATGCTTCTGACTTTGTTATAGAACAAGACAAAGACAAATGGGGTCGAGATACTTACTACGGAAGTGAAAATATAAGTCTTTACTTTGGAAATGAAATAAGCGAGCCTTTAGATACTGAAAGGATTTTAGATAATGGTATGATTTTACGCCATAAAACAAGTGGTTTAGAGTTACTATTAAATGAAAATAAAGTTTATGGAGCTGAGGCTGTAGTTGGTTATGAGTTAGAGCAAAATGGAAACACTATAAATATAGGGGAATTTGATTTTGGAGAAACTTTTAAGACAGATGGCTTAACTTATGTAGAATGTAAGATAGTTCAGAATTTAGAACAAGCTAAAATAAAAAGGCGTGAAGATGTAAAGGTAGATTTATTTGCAACTGAAGATTTAGACGAGAATATAATAACACCTATTCAAACACAAAGAATGTTATTGCGTGCTAAACCAATATATCAAGAAAGTGAATTTAAAAGCTCAGATATAGAGGCTTTTGGTTTTGCTTCTGTTTTAGATAGAGAACCAATAATTCCATCAGATCCACATGATGGTAATACAATTATTCAAGGCGCTAATAATGCTTATATAGTTACAAAATACGGAATTGATAATACACTATCATTTATAGGAGAAAGATATGCTTTAAATGAGTTTGGTTTTCCAAATAATGGGTTAAGTTTTAGTTATATTAAATTTCAAGAAGATGCTACAGATGTTAATATAAGTATAACTGATTTAGAAGCTTATACAAGTCAAAATAAGAATGATTTTTTTACAAATATTGTTTTATCTGGAAGTGGATATGCTAGATTAGTTGTAAAATATGGTTATGATAATGGTTTCGGTAATGATTTAACTACGATTATATTATATGAAAAAACTTTTGGATTTGTAGATAATACGCCAATTGAATACTTGCCTACTTCTTTTGATTTAAATATACCATTTATAGCTGCTGATATGACTTTATGGATATATTTAGAGCCTTATGCAGAAGCAACTTTTAATGGAAATGGTATAGATAGTTTAGCATCTTATGACATATATGCTGTAATGCAAAATATGAATGTTAAAATAAATGCAATTACAACATCTATAAGTTCAGTTATTGAAACAGTTAGATATATTGATTTAATGAATCAAACATATAAAGCAATTGGAAGCGGTTCAGTTATTGCTCCTAAATTTGATGCTGGGGGGCAATTCTATGACCAATTTTGCTTTAATGGTAAGTTAATAAGACAAATTATAACAGAACCTTTTTTT